AGCTGTGGAAAATGAAAAGATGAAATTTGAAGATACACTTGGTGAAGAAAAATATAATTTTCTTAAAAAGTTTTTTGAAAGCCATATTGAAGAAGATGACTTTGATAAACTACAAGATAATTATGTAGTATTAGATTCTAAAACTAATCTTTGTTATTTTAAAAAAATAACTTTTGAAAAATTTTTAGGTAATAATAAAACATTTAAAAGTGCAGCAGAGGCTATGCACTTGTTAGGATGTGAAAGAATAGATTATCATGAAGGTGTAAAAAATGTATGGTCGGTAGAAATGCCTAAGTTTGTAGATTATAAAAAGACAGAAAAAAAAGTTAGTAAAAAAACAGTATCGGAGATGGATGACGAATTCCACACAGGAAAGTTTAGAACTTAAAATACTTAAAGAACTTTATCATAAAACAATAAAAATCTTTGGTCCACCAGGCACTGGAAAAACTTATACTTTAATAGAAAAAGTTTTAAAAGGTTATTTAAGAAAAGGTATAAGGCCAAATGAAATTGCATACTTATCTTTTACAAACAAAGCAGTTAACACTGCAGTTTCAAGAGCATTAGAATCTTTTCCTCAATATAATACGGATGACTTTTCAAGATTTAAAACATTACATACTTATTGTAGAAGATATTTTCCAGAAGAAGTATTTGATCCTAAAGATTGTACAATAGATTTTGCACTACAAACTAAAGTAATTAAAACAAGTGATAAAAGATTAGCAGATGATAATTTTATGTATAAGGATTGGTCTTTGGGTGTATATAGTAAAGCAAGAAATTTATTAATTACTCCAGAAGAGGCTTATAAACAAGAGAGTTATAAGAGAGACTCACTAACCGTATTTCTTAGAAAGATTAGCACTTATGAACATTATAAAACTGGTGGTGGTGAAAGATCATTTATTGATTTTGATGACATGATTGAAAGAGCAATAAAAGAAATAGATTTTCCATCATTAAAAGTTTTAATTCTAGATGAAGCTCAAGATTGCACACCATTGCAGTGGTCAGTCATTTACAAAATGGCTCCTAAAGTAAAAAGAATTTATTTAGCAGGAGATGACGATCAAGCAATATACAAATGGAATGGAGCTGATCCAAAATATTTTACAAAATTTTTCCCAGGTAGAAAAGTTAAGTTAAGAAAAACTCGTAGATTTGGAGAGGCAATACATAAATTTTCTCAAATAATTAGAAGAGGTATTAGTGATAGTGAAGAAAAAGAATACCTACCAGGTAATACAAAGGGTCTTGTAAAAGCATATTTATCCTTCAAAGAAATTCCTTTTGAACAATTAAAAGAGGATTGGTACATATTAGGAAGAATTAATGAAACTGTAAATCAATTAAGAATGTTAGCTAAAGATGCTGGTTTATATTTTAAAGATAATAAAGGGACAAAATGTTTTGACCAAAAACAATGGGAGGCAATAAAATCTTGGACAACAATAAGTAACGGAAAAAAAATTGAAAAAAAAGGTGCAAGAAATATGTTTAAGTTTATTAGAGAACTTGAAGACCCAGCTTATAGATTAGATAAATTTTGGAGAGCAGAGCCGGATTTTAAAGAATATGATTTTCAAACTTTAAAAGAATGGTGTGGTTTAACGTTAGAGGATAGTCAAAAAAATAAACCATGGTATTGGATATTGAGAAGAAATTTCAAACCAAAACAAGTAAGGCACTTTATTAGATTATTAAGAAGATACGGTCAAAAAGAATTAGATAAAGATCCATTAATTACTATAGATACAATACACAGTGTTAAAGGTGGTGAGGCGAATCATGTAGTATTGTATGGTAAAGGTAACTATCCATCAGATTATAAAAATAAAAATAATCAAGAAAAAAGTGATGAACGTAAAGTTTGGTATACTGGTGCAACTAGAGCAAGAAAAACTTTACATTTGTTGAGATCTGACTATAAGTTTAACTATCCTATTGGACAAGATTATTTAATTTATGTGCAAGAGAAAAATGACAAATAAAGATATGTTTGACGAAAGTTTTCCTAATGATAAACAAATTGGAGGATCTCATTATAAACAATTTGTAATACAACCTTGGACTTTTATAAGAAAAAATAATTTAAATCCCTTACAATCAAATATAATTAAGTATGTTTGTAGATATTTATTAAAGGGAAACCCTCTACAAGATTTAGAAAAAATAAAACATTATTGTGATTTAGAAATTAAACATCTTAAAGATAGGATAGATGAAAAAAAAAGAAAAAATTAAATGTACAAAGTGTAAAAAAAATGCAGTTATTATTAAAAATAAAATTTATTATTGTGGTTTTTGTGGTGTTAACAAGTTTATCAGGATGCATAAAGGATTACGATATAAATCCATACACAACCATAGTGAGAACATTGGTAAATAATAAATGAGTAATGGATTACAACTTACTTTGACTTTTAAAAAATCCATGTGGAATACACCAATCGAGTATAAAGATTTATCAAATTACAGTGAAATAGCTATAGACTTAGAGACTAGAGATGACGGTATCAACGAGAAACTAGGAGCTGGTTGGGCTTTAGGTAAAGGAGAAATAGTTGGTTTTGCCGTAGCAGTAGAAGGATGGAAAGGTTATTTTCCATTTGGTCATCTTGGTGGAGGTAACATGATACCTGAACAAGTCAAAAAATATATGAAAGATGTATGTGCTTTACCTAATACTAAAATATTTCATAACGCACAGTATGATGTAGGTTGGTTGGAAGCATCAGGTATCACGGTCAACGGACCTATTGTAGATACAATGATAGCAGCTGCGTTGATTGATGAGAATAGATTTTCTTATTCTTTAAACGCATTATCTGTAGATTATTTAAATGAAATAAAAGCTGAGACAGAATTAAGAGAAGCTGCAGCAGCACATGGTATAGACCCAAAAGCAGAGATGTGGAAATTACCAGCAGAGCATGTTGGATATTATGCTGAGCAAGATGCAGAATTAACTTTGAAATTATGGCAAAGATTTAAAAATGAAATTGCCCAACAAAGTTTAACTACTGTTTGGGATATGGAGCAGCAATTGCTTCCGATGTTAATAAAGATGCGTCAACGAGGTGTGAAAGTGCAAGTGGAAAAAGCTGCAGAATTACAAAAAGAAATGAAGAGCCAAGAAAAAGAAATACTAATGGCCATAAAAAAAGAATCAGGAATAGAAGTAGACATTTGGGCATCACGCCAGATTGCCAAAGCTTTTGACAAATTAAAGTTAGACTACCCACGTACCGAAAAAACAAAAGAACCTTCCTTTACTCAAAATTGGTTGATTAATAATAAAAACAAAATAGCACAACTTATTGTAAGTGCAAGAGAGATCAATAAATTTCACGGAACTTTTTTATCATCTATTATGAAATACCAAGTTAAGGGAAGAATACATGGAGAGATAAATCAATTACGAGGAGACAATGGAGGAACTGTTTCAGGTAGATTATCAATGAGTAACCCAAACTTACAACAAGTTCCAGCTAGAAATAAAGATTTTGGTCCTAAGATTCGTAGTTTATTTGTACCAGAGGAAGGTTATAAATGGGGAAGTTTTGATTATTCACAACAAGAACCAAGAATGACAGTCCATTATGCAGCATCTATTGGTGATGGTTATGAGGGCTCAAATGAATTAGTAGAGGCATATCAAAACGCAAGTGCTGATTTTCATCAAACTGTTGCAGATCTTGTAGGAATAGAAAGAACTCAAGCTAAGACTATAGGTTTAGGTTTGATGTATGGTATGGGTAAAAATAAATTAGCTATTTCCCTAGGAGTTTCTAAAAATGAGGCAGACGAATTAATTATTAAATATAATAAGAAGGTTCCTTTTGTAAAAAAATTATCAGATAGATGTAAATTTGCAGCTGATGAAAAAGGTGTAATAAGAACTAAAAAAGGTAGAAAGTGTAGATTTGATTTATGGGAAACAAGAGATTTTGGACTCCATGTTGCAGAAAAATATGAGGATGCCGTAGCAAAATATGGTAAAGATAATATTAAAAGAGCCTACACTTACAAAGCTTTAAATAGATTAATACAAGGTAGTTCTGCAGATCAAACTAAACAGTCTATGTTAGATTGTTATAAAAGTGGTCATTTACCTATGTTACAAATTCATGATGAATTATGTTTTAATGTTAAGGATGAAACCCATGCTAAAGAGATACAAAAAATTATGGAGAATGCTATAGAGTTTAAAGTCCCAAGTGTGGTTGAATATGGATTAGGAGAAAGTTGGGGAGATGCTAAATAAAAAAAATTTTCCACATAATAATCAAGATATGATAGCTTATGCTGCTGGTCTTTTTGATGGAGAGGGTAATATTAATTATGCCCAATATAAATGTAAAAAACCCAATGGAAAAATTTATTTAAAATGGAATATAGGTATGGAAATAGCTATGACCGATTTAAGTTGCATAAAAAATTTTTATGATATTGTTAATGTGGGTACCATACATTTTAAAGGTAAAGCAAAAGGATCTTTAAATAAAAAAAATCAGTGGAGATGGAGATGTTCACATCAAAAAGCTTTACACTTATCTAAATTATTTTTACCTTATTCTGTGAGTAAAAGAGAAAAACTTTTAAAAATTATAAATCATTACGAATTTAAAAAACCGACAGATGCCCTAGGTAAAAAGTTTCCTTTTTTAAAACTTAAGAAAAATTAACTAGCAACAGCTAAAGTTTCTTGTACATCTTGATATTTGATCGCATTTCTTTTTGATCTAATATCTCTTTCTATTTTAAGCATATCGACTGTGCAAAGACCATTGGCCATT